TGTTTTTAAAAGAGTAAAGACGCACTAAAAAAGTGCGTGTGAACCTTTATTCTTTAAAGGACGCTTATCGGTGGAGTAAAGGCGTAGGTACTTGCTTGTTTAATTTGTGTTCATTATTCCTTTAAAGGGGCACCGGCAGAGGTCGCACGGTGGCTGTCGTGTAATAAATTGCTTCCAGTAGAAGCATCCTCTGCAATTTTTATGAAATCTGATTTGTCCGGTTCAATTAAACGAAGCCGTTCTTCCAACCGGGCATTTTCCTTTAATAGTTCTTTGTTTTCTTCGTCTTTCTCTTTATACATTCTATAATAGGCGGCAGCCTCTCCCGTATGATCCTGCGGGATAACCTGATTTAATACAGGTTCTTCTTTGATTGGCTTAGGCTCTTTACCCGATAACAACCAGTTAAGATCAATACCCACACATTTTGTGTATATTATATCTATATCAAAACTACACCTTGCATACCAGTTTGTGATGGTATTAGGTGCAACACCAAGGAAACGGGATAATTCCGCATTACCTTTTAGGTCATAGAACTGCTTTATTCTATCTAAAACAGCACGTTTATCTAAAATATTTCCCAATTTGTGTGATATTTATTGCTAATTACTTTTCTATTTCCCATATTGTGTGTATATTTGCAGCATCTTAACCGAGTTAAGAGCGCCCAAAGATACAGAAAAGTCTCTGTATTGCAATGGATGAAAGCGAAGTAACTTAAAAAACATATACAGATTATGAGTAAAGAAAAACAGATTTTCCTTCCTGTGGAAGATAAAAAAGAAATCATCAAGAGTTTCAAGACGACAAAAGAAACCTTGTGGGCTGCTCTGAACTTTAAAACAGACAGCAACTTCGCCCGGATGCTTCGGGCGGCTGCTTACGAACGTGGTGGTGTTCTGTACCCTGATCCTAAAAGGGTACCAGGCTTTATTCCTCAATGTGATACAGTCTTCAATACGTCAGAAAAGACTATGATACAAAGTTTCGGTGTCCGGGTTAAACTGGTAGGTAACCTTTCCAGCGGCGAATTGTCGCTGTTTGTCGATGGGGAACAAAAGGCAATGTTTGACAATCCGAAACTGGACGAACTGCCCGACATTCAGGCGTCTGCCCAAAATTTGGCTAACGAATTATCACAGCTTCAGTAATCAAGTAAATTTTATCGTGATGGAATACTATAATAAAATGATATGCGTAACAGTCGATGAACTGACCCAGGAATACGACGGTCAGCGAGTTATGACCGCATCCAATTACAAACAGTTATGCGCACGTAAACGCCTGTTTATTGCTCGCAAGGCTGGCGGCTTTGGTGTGTATGCCCTGATAATGTATTCCTCGCTTCCTGACCGTTTCCGTGCCCGTTTTGAAGCAATACACGGGAACCCCGAACAAATATTAGAACAGCAAAAAATGGAAAAGAAGGTTCTCAAAATAGATAAAGATGCCCGTGATTTTTACATGTCCCATATATTACCGAACGGTAAAACGCTGGTAGATACAAGAGTCGAAGAATATACCATCAATGCTTCAGTACTGGGGCTGGTACTTACGGCTTTGAATGAACGTATGGCGAAGGTTAAAGCGCTGGGCGGTGGTGTTCCGAAGGACTTGTGGCATAAGGCACTTGATTTGTCAGAGTCTTACCGCAAAGACTACGATCATACTTTACCGAATGCGCTTAGGGGCTTTCGTGATAAGATGAACGCTTTCAAACGTGACGGATATGTCGCTTTGATCTCCGGCAAAGATGGAAACGAGAATACACTAAAGATCACGGACGAAGCCGGCGACCAAATTATCGCTCTGAAACGTAGTAAGGTGCCCGTGTACACCAATTCACAACTGTTTGCGAAGTATAACGAGATAGCAAAAGAAAAGGGCTGGAAACCGCTTAAAAGTATTAGTTCGCTCGTTTCCTTCCTGGAACGCCCGGAAGTTAAGCGTCGCTGGTATGACGCCGTACATGGCGAACTGGCCGCACATCAAAAATATACACGGAAACATAAAACAGCGCTTCCTTCTTTCCGTGACTCCCTTTGGTACGCTGACGGTACAAAACTGAACCTGTTTTATAAAGCGTATGACGAAAAAGGAAAGTTACAGGTACGCACGACACAGGTTTATGAAGTTATGGACGCATTCAGCGAAACCTTTTTGGGCTATTTCATAAGCGACAGTGAGAACTACGAAGCGCAATATAATTCTTTCCGTATGGCTATACAAACGGCCGGTTGCCGTCCTTTTGAGATCGTGACAGATAACCAGGGCGGACACAAAAAACTGGAAGCTACACAATTCTTTGAAAAAATATGCCATGTATTCCGGTTCACGGCTCCCTATTCCGGTCAAAGTAAAACCATAGAAAGTACCTTCGGCCGTTTCCAGGCTCAAATATTACACCAGGACTGGCGCTTCACCGGCCAGAACATTACTACCAAACGGGAAACCAGCCGTCCGAACCTGGAATTTATCGAAGCAAACAAAGAGAACCTTTATACTCTGGAAGAACTGAAGATCGCCTATGCAAAGGCCAGGGAAGCCTGGAACAGTGCAAAACACCCGGCTACCGGCGTATCACGTTTTGAAATGTACCAAAATTCAGTAAATCCTGATACTACCCCCGTCGATCAGTTGGATATGATAGAAATGTTTTGGCTTACGACACAGAAACCGGCGACTTTTACCGCTTCCGGGATCACTATCGAAGTCGACACAAAAAAATATACATACGAAGTTCTGGGCACCGACAAAATGCCTGATCTTGAATTCCGCAAAAAGCATACTTTCCGCCAGTTCTATGTCATGTATGATCCACTGGATATGACGCAGATACGGCTTTATACAAAGGAAACTAACGGAATGCGATATGTCGCCACCGCCGAACCTTATGTAAAGGTACATCGCAACTTACAAGAACAGAAACCGGGCGAAATGACATTTATCCGGCAGATGGATATTCGCAACAAACAGGAACGTGTCAATTTACAACTGGAAGCTGCCGAACTGGAAATGGCGCACGGTGTAGCACCTGAACAATTCGGTCTGAACCGTCCTCGAATAAAAGGTTTGAACCTGGTTACCGCTGAAGCACTGATGGACACGGCCGTAAAAAAATCAAAGCCATCTAAACAGGTGGAAATTTTAGACGTCGGTCTGCTTGGCAAACAGCTTAGTAATATCACCTTTAACGACGCCGCTTTACTTGATAAATATTAATAAATTAAATACTTACGATTATGGCAACATTATCAATTAACGAGAAAAACGAAATCCGGGACATGCTGAAAACCTATTGTGACAGATACCCGTCAAGAAATAAAGCTACTGCAAGCCTTCACGGTGTCAGTGCCGGAACCGTTTCTTCAATACTGAACAATAAGTACGACAACATTTCAGACGACATGTTCCGAAATGTATATTCCCAGGTTAGTACACCCCACCAGGCCACCGGTCTGCAAATTGTCGAAACGACCGCTTTACATGAAATTATTTCCGCCATGCAGGACGCCCAGGACTGGCAGGACGTCACCTGGGTGGTCGGCGCTTCGGGTTGCGGTAAGACTACGGCCGCCAGCGTTTACCAAAGCAATCACCCGGAAGTCTTTACCCTTCCGTGTAGTGAAGACATGAAGAAAGGCGACTTCGTCCGTGAACTGGCCGCCGTGATCGGTGTCAATGCAAGCGGCCATAATGTCCGGGAAACCCTGAAAGCAATTATCGCCCGTGTTAATCAGATGGATAGCCCCCTTCTTATATTTGACGAAGGCGACAAACTGAACGATCTGGTATTCCACTACTTCATTACCATATACAACCAGTTGAAGGATAAAGCGGGGATCATCTTCCTTTCTACTTCCTATATTGAAAAGCGTATGGAAAGCGGTCTGAAGCATAACAAAAAAGGCTATCAGGAAATAAACAGCCGTATAGGCCGCAAGTTCTACGAAGTGTCCCCAAATACAGCAAATGACGTTTACGCCGTATGTGTAGCGAACGGCATAAAAGAAGACAAGGCGCTGGAAAATATCATCCAGGACGCCGCCAGCTATGAAAATGACATGCGCCGGGTAACCAAGAAAATCAAGATTGAAAAAAAGCGCCGGGCGGCATAGTGATTAAACACCGTTTTAAGGCTGTTTAAACAGTCTTTGAACGGTAAATATACAAAGTAATGGAACATACGGAAACAAGTCAGGAAACAAAGCCAAAGAAGCTACAACGGGCGCTATCTGTGTCGGAGATACTGAAAATGAAAAAGAAACTCTTGAAGCTGACCGGCGCATGGGCTGACGCTTTCGGAACTCCTGAATTTTACGGTGTTTGGTTCATTTGGGGTAATAGTGGAAACGGGAAAAGTACATTCGTCATGCAGCTATGTCGTGAACTCTGCAAATTTGGGTTAGTTCTTTATGTCAGCCTTGAAGAAGGTACCAGCCTGACATTACAGAACACCCTTCGCCGGGAAGGCATGATAGAAGCTAACAGACGGCTGAAGGTAATCAGGGGGGAGTCTATGGAAGACTTAAGCGAAAGGTTGTTACAGCGTAAAAGTGCGGACTTTGTTATCATTGATAGCTTCCAATATACGCAAATGACCTACAAGGCATACCTGAAGTTTAAGGAACGCCACCCGAATAAACTTTTAATCTTTATTTCCCATGCCGACGGGAAGAACCCTTCAGGACGTTCAGCAAAAAGCGTAATGTATGACGCCAGTTTAAAGATATGGGTAGAAGGGTACCGGGCATTTTCAAAAGGCCGTTTTTTCGGATCAGTCGGACATTATACGGTTTGGGACGAAGGTTCCCGAAAATATCGTGGAGAATAGTTTTAACGATTAAATATTATTGAATTATGGAAGCATTATCAGCACTACGGCAGGCGTTCAGCCTGAAAAAAAATGAAGAACTGGGAAAGAAGTTCGATCCTATCACGTTGAAGCGGATCACGGAAGCCATGAAAAACTACGCCGACGCAAAGGCACGGGAACAAAGGGTTATCTGCCAGGAAGCATTCGACGAAGTTTACGAAGCAAACGACTGTGATCCGTTATTCGTCCGGATGCACGACTTAAGCGAATTGCGAGACTGTGAAAGCCCTGAACTTGATTAGGCTATGAGTAAAAGAAGCGAAATACTGACTATTGAACCCGGTGACTTTTGGGGGAACATTCACGATGAAAGTTACACCAGTACCGGACATGATTGTAGCTATTGCAACGGTAGGGGCTATTTCACACCGATACAGGTCGGGCATGACGAATACGAAGATAACCCGTGCCCGGTATGTAAAGGAACCGGACGCCTGAAGGCTGAAGTTACGATCCACTGGGCACCGGATAATAAAGAACAAAAAACTAACATGTAAGGATATGGGAAAAGTAAACAATTTTGCCCGGTTCTATGCGCTGTTAAAACGTATGCCAGGCAATCAGGACGATTTAAAGGAACAGTTAGTACTTACCTATACAGGGAACCGTACTTCTTCATTAAAGGAGATAAAACAAAGCGAATACGATGCCATGTGCGCTTCATTACAGGAAACTCTGGACGGCAATGTCGGCGCCGCTGAATTTAAAGCCCGTATTAAAGGGTATCGGTCTAAAGTGCTGCACTGGCTCCAAGTGATCGGAATTGACACGACGGACTGGGATCGTGTAGACGCTTACTGTTTGGACTCACGTATCGCCGGAAAGGTATTTCGTAAACTCACGATCCCGGAACTGGAAGCCCTGGTTCCAAAGTTGAAGGCCATCGCACGCAAAGCAAAGGAAAAACCGGAACCCATAAAAAAAGAAAAGCCGGAACCGGTGTCTTTGGCGGATCAGGAAACGCTGGCATTGTTGTTAAACTTCCCCAGTCCTTCATTAAACTAATAACCTTATGAACGAACCTAAAAAACAAAGAAAGAGAATTTGCCCACATTGCGGCCGTAAGTTGTGGATGCGTGAATTCTACCCACTGAAAAACGGTTCCCGGAATTCATGGTGCCACGAATGTGTTTTGGCTTACAAGCGTGAACAATACCTGAAACATCGAAAGGTGCCTGACGGTACCTTTATGCACCGATCATTGGATAGGGTTGTGGAACATAAGGGATATTCTACCCGCATCTTTTGGAATGGAAATATGCTGTCTATTATGCGCCGTTATTACCACAACACCATTAACCGGGAACTGGCCGAAATGCTTGGAGTATCTGAACGTAGCGTTACCCGAAAAGCCCGTGAACTTGGTTTGGAGAAAGACAAAGACTTTGTTTCTGCCATAAGCAAAGAACATTTATTGCTTGCCAATGCACGAAGCAAAGAACTGGGCTATCCGGGTGGTTTCACCAAAGGAATGAAATTTAAAGGGAACCAATACACGGGAAGGGTTAGAGAAGAATAATTAAAAACCAATAATAAATAAATTGATATGACAAAAGAGGAATGGAAACAAGTCGAAAATTGGTGGGGAACCGGTGAAGGTCATGTCACCCTGGAAATAGACGGTTATTCAATCGCCCTTTATAACTATACGGACAAAGAAAAAATGATGCTTTCTGTTATGATTTATGTCAATGGACATATTTGTGGCAAATATTCAAATACAGATAGTGAAGTCGGTAACCGCTTTTGGAAAAGAGAAAGAAAGCCCCTTTATTCCCCTAAAGAGTTAAAAATACGGGCACAACTATACGGAAAGAGAAGCAAGGAAAGTAAGCAAAAATATTTTGAAATGAATAGTTTTATGTGGCGTTCCTTCCGTGCATTTAAAAAACATATTACCAGCAACAATACAGACATCATCTTTAAAAGTTGCGGGTATCAGGACGTTTAAAAGTAAAGAAGCATAGTAATGAAAACAGGTATTGACAACATTGCGGTAAGGCATTTTGATCGTTGGTTCGGGGCTGAATATTACAAACTACGCCGTCAGCTTTCAACTTTCTACCCGTTGAATGAAGACGTTTTTCATGATACCTACCTTCGTGTACGTCAGTGCTTGCTGTTTAACGGTGAAGAAATGGCGGACTATTCCGCTTACTTTTTGGAGTCATACCGCTGTAACCGGTTAAAGCGATCTTTATTTGAAGCCCGCTATTATCATCCTGAAGACAGTTTCTTCCAGGCTTTAGGTGAAGAACCTGAGCAGGAACAGGAAGCACAAAAAGAGGTCGAACAGCTTGCAACGGATATACTGAAATACGTCAAGGAAATATCAACGCCACAGGAATACAGGATATTTTGCCTTAAATCGGCGTTTCCGGGCTGTTCTTACAATGAACTGTCACTTTACACAGGAATGTCCGTTAGCGCATTATATCGACGTGTGGCGGCCTTAAAAACGGCCGTACTACACGAAGGTATCTTTCTTATGAGAAAACAATATTTATCAATTTCATAATTAACAATTAAGAGTATGAAACTTATTATTTACAACATTGAAAATTCAAAGGCCAACCGTACCTGTGAGCGCCTTTGCAGGGTAAACCGTGGAACCGGTGTATTTACCTTTTCCGGCGAACTGGTGAAGTGCTTAGGGCTGAAGACTGGCGACCGGGTAATAGTAGCCAACGACCAGGAAGATAAAAAGGGCTGGTATATCTGCAAAACGGATAATGAAGCCGGCTTCGTCGTTACCGGTAAAGATAAAGCGTTGCTGATCCGTAATTCCTTCGTAGCCGGTCTTTTGCTTAGTAGTATAAAGATAGAGAAAAGCGCCAGCTTCTTAGTAGCAAAGGAACCGATAGTAATTGACGGTGAAAAATACTATCAGCTAATAACAACGAAGCCGATCAACATCGATGCAACGAAAAAATTTAAAAAGAAAGGGTAATACTGGCCATGAATAAAGCCCCTATAAACTACATTGTAGGTATTGAAGACTCACTGTTAGCTGAGTTCCTTTATTGGTGGATTTATTACGAAAAGCCTTGCACCTTCGTCGTGATGAAGGCCAAAACGGAAGGGCTTACAGCTATAAAACTGGTTGTCGATTGTAATGAAACCGCTGATTTTTTACTGAAAGTGAAGTCTAAAACGGGTTGCAAATTATATCAAAAGTAAATAACTAAAAAAGAAAGCATTATGAAAACAGCTTTAAAAGTGGCGGCCGGTGTAGTCGTATGTGTGTGCCTGTTCCTGGGCTATATCAAACAGGAAGCAAAGATAGCCATGTTACAGTCTGACATGGAATTTCTTCAGTTCATGGATTCCCTGCAAAGTTCACGTATAGACAACCTTCGGGAACATACGTTTACGGCCGACTCTATGATAATGGAAGCGATTAAAACACAACTTAGTAATTAACAATTTAAAAGATTTTAGTATGAAGCATTTTAAATTTAAGACAACAATGAAAGTGACCGGGTATCGTGCAAGAGCGATACAGGGAATAGCGTTTACAGAAAAACGTGTAACGGCTTCACAGGCCGCTGAACAGATAAACAAACGTGTTTCGGTCATGGCAAGGAATAACCTTAAACAAGCCGGTGAATTTCCTGAAAGCCTTATTAATTCTATTGAGTTCAAAACAACTGTAGGTGCTGTGACGGTCGATTACGCTTTCAGCCTGGATAAACCGATGGTTGAACCTGAAGAAGCCGCCGCCCCTTCAGGCGAATAAATTAGTTATCAGAAAATAAAAAAGCATTAACGCAAATGTTACAGGTAATTTCAAAAGATAAGGTTCCATCGGGAAGGCGTGCTTCTATAACGAACGTGTCCGGATCATCGGTAGGCAGTTCAGCGGAAACGTTGAACGCCTGCCTGATCTCGCCGGCGGTCAGTCCTTTGTACTTTGAAATTTCTTTGTGTTCGGGTGACGGTGAAAAAAGGATGTTTAGCATTAATAAGCCGCTAAAATCTAAACCTGGGAAAGTTTGCTTTTTCATAAGCGAAGAAAATTTTATCGCCCGGTGTCCCGCCGAACGTACCAACAAAAAAAGCGTGGGACATTCACCTATTAGATTTCAAGGAACGGCCAAGCCCCATGCCCACATAAGTGAAGCCCACGCAATCGGTGAGCATTCAGCTTATTCAGTGGGCGATTTCATCAAATTGGCCGTTTTAGAAATCCACGAATAGCGAAACGCTTTCTTATATTTTTTACCTGTTGGTATTTTCTGAGTGCAAAGATATAAAATTCCTCAGAGCCACACCAAAAGGTTTTTAGATTAAAACAGATTAACTAAAAAAAAGTTCAAGAATATCAACCAATTAAAAAGTAAAATTATGGATTACGAAAAATTGACAGAGAAAGAAAAGGCCGAACTTCGTGAAAGAATCGAAGCTGAAGACAAAGCAAAAAAGTTGCAGCAACAGCAAGACCGGGAAACGTACAAAACGCTTACCGACAAGTTTGTAACTGCCAACATCAAAAAGTTACAGAACCTTAGTAGTCAAATGATGCTGATAAAACAGGAAGTATTCAGAGATGCCGACCTGCTTATCGACATGAAAGACGAATTGTTTAAAACGAAGTTAGACCGCCGTAGTAACACTTTTACCACTCAGGACGGCCTTATGTCTATCACTTTGGGAAACCGTATAAATGAAGGTTGGGACGACACTGTAAACGCCGGTATTGAAAAGGTGAAGGAATACCTGGCGTCATTAGCGAAAGACGAAAATTCTGCCGCCCTGGTTGAAACCGTTATGGGACTGATCGCCAAAGACCGCAAAGGAAACCTGAAGGCAAACAAAGTGCTTGAACTGGAAAAACTGGCTATTAAAACTCAGGATGAAAAATTTCTGGACGGTATCGCTATCATTAAAGCCGCTTACCGCCCGGCGCCTTCCTGCCAGTTTATCGAAGTGACACTGAAGGACGAAAAAGGTAACGACGTAAAACTACCGCTATCACTGGCGGCCATGAAGTAATGGAACGGATCGAAAAACAATTCAATGAGAAGCTGGCACCCATTTTGCGGGTGCTGGACTCTTGTCAGACACCGGATCAGCTTAACAGTGCGCTACATTGGGGCGAAGAAATTCTGTTGGGTGTAGCGGATCAGGTGGAGAACAAAGGAACAGCCCAGGAACGGAACTTTGCCAGAAGCTATAAATATACTGCGTGCAGCCAAGTAAAACAGCGGTATGTGGATAAAATGGCAGAAATGACCGATCCTAAAGTTCGTACCGTGATCCGGGACGTAGCGCCGCACCTTACCATTTGCCGGAACTGTTCGGGACTGGGCTTTGTGTTCAACCGGATAGACCGAAGCCTTCCGTCCTGTGAATGTCGATTTTGCAAAGGTAGCGGAAAAGTAAAAGTAAGCAGCCGGGTTGTCACGAAGGTACGCCCCTTTGTTCCCGGAAAAGACGACCGATACGACGCTATTACGATGGAATAGTCAAGTATCAGCTTAACGGAGTTAATAAAAGCCTGTAAATTTGAACTTTACAGGCTTTTTCTTGCTTTATTCAGCGTTAAAACACTACTTTTGTATAGAAAATCAGACCCATGCCCAAAGGAAGAAGTAAAGAATTAATCAGTCTTAGAGACGAAAAGCTGTTGCGCCGTTACTATTATTGGACGGAAATACAGCGCTTGCGCTTTGACGACGCCCTGAAAGTTCTTTCCAGGGACGAATTCTTTATATCCGAAGAACGTATAATGGCAATCATCCGGAAGAACTGCCGGAAGCTGACCGACATAGTGGTACAGCCAGTCCCGAAAGTTCGCAAACCCAAAATAACGCCCGCCCAGTTGTGCCTGTTTACTGGCGAATAGCCGCACTATTATCGTGGTAGTTAAACCGAAAAGTCGTTTCATAGACTTTCTTTCCGCCCGGTATAGCATAATCGGTACTTTTCACCCTTTTAAGTGAACCCATTTCCTTAGTGTTACGGAAGCCCTGAAGCAATTTATAAAGGCTGTTATTCATTTGCAGCCGTTCCCTGATCTTGTCTGCCGTCCCTGATGCGTAATGCGTGTCGTCGTAGCAATCAATCGCCAGTTTGACGGTGATGTTACAGTCACCTTTTTGTACTCCCATGCCTATATCCGTCCAGTCAGCGTCTATGGTTGAGATAAGGACACAGGGAAAGGTCACCGGATAGGTATCTTCTTCTGTTACTAACTGGCCGTAGTCTTCGTCCACCAGGGACAATTCCGGCATTTTCAGCGCTATGCGCTCCTGAATAGCTAAAAATATATCTTCCATTTTCTTATGAATTTAAAATTTTACGTATTTCTTCTTCTGTCTTCACGGCGATTTTTTCGCTCAGTTCCTTGCTTTCCCCTAAATATTGACGCTGGGGAACCTTCACGTCTAACTTTTCTTTTTTCGTTAGTGCCAGCTTCTTCCATTTCAATGCCTCCGCCGGTTCTTCGTTTTTGGCGCTTTTCGTGCCCTCTGTGGCATTTTTCTGCCCGCCCCCTGACTGGTAATATTTCGCCCAGGCAAACTTCCGCATACGGGGTGTAACGGTCGGGTGAAGGGTACCGCCCCAATTATGTACAGGCGCATAGATAAGATCGTTTGCCACTCTCACGCGATAATCTGACGGCACGTACTTGACAGAACTGAAAAGATGATTTCGGCTTGACAATAACGTACCGTACTGACTGGCAGCCGAAGTTCCCCCAGCGGAAATTCTTTTCGCTTTCGGCCAGGAACGCAGGCCGTTATTTACAAAACCGCCCTGGCGGAAATTGTTCTGATAATGATCTTTAGCCATGCGCCCGGCAAGAACCGGCATTTTACGTTTCATAAGTTCATCCAGTTCTTTGCGTTTGGCCTTTATCAGTGCTGAAAATTCTTTTAACTCCATTTCTTCATTGTGTTTTAAAAAAATATATTACCTTTGCGAAAATAGCTTTTTATGAATATACCGGAACAAGTAAAGAAAGCCGCCGGAAGCCTTGTAGATATGTACGGGCTTTCCTTTGATTATCTTGGTAAATACCAGGATAAGGACGCCTTTCAATTCCGTTTCCCGGATGATACCGACACCGGCTTTCCTTTTGTCTTTTTATTCGACGGTGCCAGTGTTACAGAGGTGACCGGCTTTGAAGCCCTCGACATCATAGGGCTATTTGTCGAAGATTTCGATATAGTCGATGTTGAATAGTTTATCATCTATCCGCATTATCCCCCGGCAGTTATGCACATTTGCCGCACCATATTTCCCTAAGTAATCCAGGTTATGACTTTCCCTTCCCGAACCTTTGGAGTTATCCAACTGGGGTTCTATGTATCTCAATTCTCCATTTGCGAACCTTTGTAAGATAGTGGCATGACCGCCCCCGCCTTTCCAGCCGATACTTAATTCGTAAATACCTTCTTCCTTGCACGTTTCATCGAAGAACTGCAAATAACGTTTTTGTGTCATTTGCTTATATCCTTTTGCCGCCAGCCAGTCATTGATGGTGGTGTGTTTCGCCGGTGTCCCGTCGATGTTTCTCCATGCTTCCCATACATTCATCCCCCTGCTTAAATATTCGAGTTTCGATCCGCGAGTATTGGACTTTGCCGTAACGTCAAACCCCTGGCAGCGTAACATATAAGCCGGTGCGCAAGTTTGGCAATTAATGGCGTAGCCTCTTTCTTTCCCATGATTCGGGTTTGCATGTTGTTTGTCCGCTTCTTCCACGTTCATAGGCTTACCTTTGGTAATCTTGAGCGCCTTTTCCAGTTCAATGTTATGCCTGGCAATAGCCATTTTTGTTTCGTATGTGAGGTTACCCGGCATTTCAGCGATCATCCCTTCGATACGTTTCATCAGCTTATCGACCGCCTTCTTTGCTCCGGGGTGTGCCTCCTGAATGTAAGGATGCGTGTCCCCGAAAAGTTTAGCGTCTTTCCCCGGATTGTTATCCAGCCCCGGTTCCGGCTTATTCTCCGGTGCATATTCCGGTACCGGTGTCGGTTCTTCGTCGGTGGAAGTAAGCGGACATTTACAATTCCACCGATCCCCCGGACGGTGTACATTCCAAAACGGATCGTCAATGGGGCGGATAGTTCCCCAGAATATCTTATGATCCGCACCTGGGTGTACACTGGTCGACATTCCCCATTTTAGGTTTGGCAGGAACTCTTTTTCCCGTTCAAACTGCCGCCAGTCCGCCGCCTGATGAGCACGTATGACAGCCGTATCATATTCGGTACGTAACCAATGGCGTACCTGATGGTCTGCAATGGGGCTGACTTCCTTCAACCACTGTTCAAACGGCTTTAAATTACCGTTTTTATCCAGTAAAAGCGCTGCCATGTCGTTTTGTGCCCGATGTACTTTAAATGCCGAAAATACCGCATTGTTTTTGCGTATCTCCTGATAAAAGTCATAATCCGGATCATTCGGTGTACGTTCCCGAAAGCCTTTGTCGGCGGCTTTATTCATAGTCTCCCAGGTGGCGTTAAAAAGGTTTTCCTCAATATCGGTCATCGGGTGAAAATCTTTATCGTAGATATTCTTCAGGGCTTTCTTCAGGACTTCGTCGTCAAAGTTGAAAACACTTTCTACCGGTTTATTCTGTCGGGCATTCCGGTAAAGGTTGTTCATTAAAACTTTAAAACTGCCCCCTTGCCTTTTTCGGGGGCGTCCTGAAAAAAACCGGAAAATAGATTCTTGAAAAAGTTTTCCTTTTTCTTGTCTACTTTTTCTTCCGGACTGTCAGTCTTGCCGGTTTCTTTGCCTTCTTCCGGTTCTTCTTCCGGTTTTTCTTCAGACTGTTTTTTCGGTTCAGGCATTCGGGCGGCTTTCAGTTCCTCGTAGTTCTTCGGCTTCTCAATGCCATACGTTTCATATAGATAGTCGTCGGAAATAGGCAACCCCATACTTTTAAGCTGTTGGTCTATTATGACACGTGCCGACAAATCTTTATTTTGCGGTACCACGAACGAGAATTCACCGCCGGCCGTATTCATGCCTAAATTGGTGAATACGTCTGTCAGTTCATAATTCAGAACGTCCAGGATCATCTTTTGATCTGCCCGTTCGATTTTATCTTCCACGCTCTGATGGACGGTACCTAAAGCCTGGGTACCCGTGTCTCCAGCTTCAGTTGTCAGGGTGTTACCCAGTTCCAACTTGCTAAGTTCGTCGTTACAATATTGCACGAAGGATTTATAAAGGTCGCTGCTGGCGGACTTACTACCGGCGTCGTGTATCTTTATTTCCGTACCTTTTGGGTGTACAATTACCGCCGATCCCCCCATGTTGAACAGGTCGTCGGTCATTTTGGTACGTGAGTCTTCGTCCCAGCCGTCATATATGCCTTCTTTCAGTGGATGCCCGTATAACTCTATGAATTGCGCCCAGTCCGCCGTTGCATTGCGCTTGTAAATAACATACAGGGCGGCCTTCGCTAAAATACCCAGGTCACGGGGATTGCCAATAGTAACCAGGTCGGCGTATTCGTCGAAGCTGTCGCCGGTTATATCCGACTGCCGGCGTAATATGATCCGCTTGATAGGGTTTACATGTTTCCTGGGGATCAGGTCATACCCCAGCCATTCCCCGTTCCTGAAGAACTGGAAGGTAGAAGTTCCCCACTGAACGGTATCTGCCAGGTCTGAAAGGAAACTACGGAACCAGGGCGAACGGAGTTGTACGCCGATTTCTTCGTCCACCTTGCCGTTACGCTTGAACTCTATGGGTGTGTTCAGGATGGGCGACTTCCTTTTCTGTATGACGGCTGAAAGGTGCCCGTCCGTTAGAATATCCTCGTAAATATCATATAGTTTCGACCAGCAAGGAAAGTCCACATTTTCAGCCGCTTTTAAGGCTGTCATATAGTCGCCTATATCAATGTTTCCCCGGCGGGTTTGGGTTAGTATGATCGTTTTTGTTCCGGTTCTGTCCGGCTGCCGTCCCACGTTCCCGGTAACGGCTATTTTATTGTATTTCTTTTTCTTTGCCATGATTAAAAATGATTTCGACGTTTCTTATTACTACGCATTTGATAAGGTGAACTGGCGGTCGCTTCTTCCGGTGACTTCTGTACCGGCGGCAAACCGTCTACGGAAATGTCGCCCCGGCGTACAGCCTTCAGCCATTCGACCGCACGTTCGTAGCGGTCTTTCCGCATTTGCGACAATTTCGTAGGGTTGTGAATACAAAACAAGTGATAGACCGCCATGTCTGTCAGCATCATAAGTACAAGCTGGTTTCTCTCTTTGCCGGTGGCGGAAAACACAGCGTCGCAGTCATAGCGCCCGGAAAGGTAACAACGCATTTCACTGATAGCCCTATCGGTGCAAATTTCGACTACCGCATCATCCTGGCGTGTAACAGCTTCCAGTATATCCCGGTGAACGGTGGCGTCGAAGTCTTCTTTTGAAATAAATCTTCCCATATATTCTTTGTATTAAAGTGATAACTATCTTCTGTATTTATTGAATTTTCGCATAGACTTTGCCGGTATAACCGTCGCCGGTGTAAGTTCCTGCAACTTGTTTTCAATGACACGCTTTGCGCCTTCGATGCAGTCGATACCATCGGCCGGATAATTTAAAGCCATGTCGAAATATTGGAATTCGTTGTTTAATTCGGCCATGTTCGGTTCTTCCTTTTCGTCTATATTCATAATCAGGCGGCCTTCCCTGTCCATAGGTTCCAGGTTGGCTTCAATACGGACGGCTTTGTCGGTCTTCCGTTCTTCATCCGGGGTAATAGTTATATTTACTCCGGTAGTGATCCGGTGCTTTGCCAGGTGTGGCTTGAATACTTGCTGGAAGAAAGGATCTTGCATAGAGTTGTTTTCTATGTAATGATATACCGGGCACCGGTTACCCACCCATTTATGAAGCACAAAGTAAAAGTTTATAAAATCAGCGTTTGAGCCTTTGAATATAAACCCTTTGATAATGTACAGCACGTCGTCAATCTCGCCACACAACCATACAGCCTTCCGGGAACCCTTCTTGTTTTTTGCCTTCCCTTTCTGTTCCGACTGGGTGGGATCACCATACACGACCAGGAACCGGAACTTCTTCAGGGAAGGAATTTTCCCGAACGTCCGGTTTTTGAATATCTTCCCTTCAGATACCGGGTTATTGAAATATTCGCCCTGTTGGGCTTTCATGCTGATTTTTGACAGAATACGGTCGATCATTTCTTCCGTATTCTTCTGCGGCCAGGTAGACTTCCCTTTGTCGTCCCTGATATTGATAATGTCCCAGTGGTCGGCCATTTTGCCGGCACGGGTGATACAACAGTCTTTTGCGATAATATTACCGCACCAAAGTATAAGCGTGGGTTCGCTGATGGAACGTGTAGGATAAAGCGCATTTTCAAACCAGTTCCAGTTCTTTTCTATGGTGTCCGGGTTATTACAGGCTTCGTCCGTGTCGAAGTCGTCCATGACCTCAATGTCCGGGCGTATTTCTTCGTTACGGCTACCACGTGGGGACATACCGGCACCCAGCGCACGGAAAGCGGCACCATCCTTTGTTATGAATTCCCTGGCCGTCCAGTTACCCAGGTTCACCTGATCGCCGTAGTACGCCTTTATTCTTTGGTTTGCTTCCAGGTTGGCCTTATAAGGTGCCAGCAAGCGTTCGGCATTGTCTACACTATTACTTGCCAGTACGACGTTCCTTTTCTTTTTGGTGAGTGTCAGGAACATAATAATAAACATGCAGACGGTACTTTTCGCCAGCTCACGACTCCATGATAAAACCTCGTACCATTCCGGATTCCCTATAATGCGGTTGATCGCCTTTACATGGAAGGGGGCAAATTCATACTTTGCATACTTCGGGAAAAAGAACTTTATCCATTCGACCGGGTGCGCTTCCAAATAAAGCCGGTGTTTCTCAATATCAGCCGGCGACATGGTAGGATCGACTTCGGTGGAACAGTATATACTTTGCTTGTATTCCTCCCAATCCCTGATGGCGTCTCTTTCTTCTTGCTTCATGGCCTACTGCTTTATGCTTGATTTCACGAACAGGTCATACATACGTGTGACGTCCTTTGCCAGTTCCAGATTCACCGGCCGCAAGAATTCAATAAAACGCATCCCTACGCTTATAATGTCGGCTATCCCGGTATCGGTTTCCATTTTCTTAATGGCCGCCGCCAGTTTTACCAGGGCGTCCGCTTCCTTTGAAGTGGCGTATCTTTCCCCTTCCTTCCGTTCGTCTATGTTCCGGTTGATCTCCGCCACCTGGCGGTACAGGTTACCGATTACGCTTTCCCTTGTAAGCGTGATCCCGGTCTTTTGCTGCTCCCACATTTCGGCCTTGATCCACTTGTTTACGGTGATCCGGCTTACCCCGACCTTATCCGCAATTTCCTGCTGTGTCAGGTTCTCCTTCAGGTAGAGCATACCTGCCCATTCCTTCTTTTGTTTATTCGTTAAATCTGCCATATTGCCTTTATTTATATGTGCAAAATTGTCATATAAAAGGCTTAAAAAAAAACGGCGGGCGCATCATGCAACTTTATAGTTATATCATTCACTTATAAAGTTTTATCATGCGCATGCGATTTGCAAAACGATAAAAGTTAGCTCAATTTTGCGGAGTAATCAGGCGGGAAATTCGCCAAAAATGAACCTATAAACGTTTTGCAAATGGATAGATTTTTTAATATGATACCCGGCCAGTCAGCCGCCTGTATATTACTGTACGGGGACATAGGAGACTACGATAAAGTTCGTAGCGGGGACGTCACCAGGGAACTGCTGGAAATGGAAGCCAGTTTCACCAATATAGACGCCCGTATCAACAGCAACGGCGGCGACGTATATGCCGGTATTGCCATCTTCAACGCTTTTCGTAACAGCAAAGCCAACATTACTATTTATATCGACGGCATTGCCGCCAGCATGGCTTCCGTTATCGCCTTGTGCGGGAAGCCTGTCTATATGAGCCGTTTTTCCCGCCTGATGCTTCACAGCATCCAGGGCGGGGCATACGGTAACAAGGCCGAACTGGAAGAAGTGATCCGCAACATTGACTCACTGGAAAACACCCTGGCCGAAATGCTTGCCGGGCGTCTTAAAAAAACGGTGGATGAAATAAAGGCGACCTACTTTGACGGGAAGGATCACTGGCTGACCGCCCAGCAAGCCCTTGACGCCGGCCTTATCGACGGCCTGTATGACATAGAAGAAAGCGTCCCGGAAGACTCAACGCCCGACGACGTGTACACTATATTCAATAACCGACTGAAAACCCAGTCAAAAACAGAAAATCAAATGAATTTAGAAGAACTAAGAAAACGTCCGGCGTTCAAAGACTGCACGACGGACGACGACGTGCTTCGCCAAATTACCCATTTGGAAACCGAAGCCGGCAAAGTGACCGGTCTTACGACCGAAGTAACAACCCTGAAGAAAGACCTGAAAGTCTTCCAGGACAAAGCCGCCGCCGATGCTGAAGCGGAAATCGACGGCCTGGTACAGACAGCCTTTGACGAAGGCCGTATCACTGAACCGCAAAAGGCTACTTATAAAGCGCTTCTGAAGGCTGACCGTGAAAACGGCGAAGCCGCCCTCAAAGCATTACCGGCAAAACGTCGTGTAATGAATAACCTTCATAAGCCTGCCACCGGTGGAACCGGTGCCTGGGATGAAGAAATGACAAACATCCGTAAGAAAAACGGATATACCGTGTAACCATTAAAAACGAGAAAACAATATGGCAATTAATCTTATTAACAGTAATTACGACGGTGAAGTATTAGAAAAAATCCTCACCAAAGCCGCCACCGGTAACGAACTTGTGCAGAAAGGTCTGATCCACATCGAACCGAATATCACGAAGAAGTTTTCTATCCCCCGCATGAAAACGGGAAAGATGCTTCAGAAGCGTAAAGAAATGCCGAAACAGTCCGACGCAAAGGGAACTTTCAACTACGACGAAAAGGCACTGATCCCCCAGGAATTTATGGCGTTTACCACCTTCAACCCCCGCACCTTTGAAAAGATTTGGCGTCCCTTCCAGCCAAAGGGTAACCTGGTCTTTGCTGAACTGCCGCCCGAAGGCCAGAACCTGCTGCTTTCCGAAATGGCAAAAGTCGTGAACTTTGAACTGGGCTACCATTTCATTAACGGTATTTATGTCAATGACATTAACGACGACGACCACCTGTTCGACGGTGTGCTTACCCGTGTGTTCTCCGATCCTGACGTTATTCGTGTGAAGACACCCGAAGCAAGCATGATTAAGCGGATGGTAGCCATTCGCCAGGCTACGCCCGAAGTATTGCGTAACAACCCGAATTTTAAGTACGTGATGAGCGTAAACGACGCAGACCAGTACGACAACGAACTGACCGCCCAAACTGCCAAAGGTGCGAACTGGACGGATCAGAACGCCCAGCGGTTCAAGAATACTACTATCATACCGTTGGCGCAATGGCCGGACGGCGTTATCATGGGCACTGTTGCCACTATGGATTTAGACACAAACCTTTGGGGCTGTGTGAACTTGGTGGATGATATGGAAGTGATCCAAATTGACAAGCTGGAAAATGCCGGTGAACTTTACTTCTTCAAAATGTTAATGATGGCCGACACGAATACCGCTTTCGGTGAAGAAGTTGTCCTGTTAGATACCCGTACCACTACAAAAGCCAAGCTCGTAGGCACCACGGTAACAATTTCCGCTTATTCTTCAGTCATTGAAGCAACGCCCACCGCTGACGCTTCCTGGAATATTGTCGGGGATGATGAAGCCATGCTGGGCGCACGCCTGAAAGTGGTAAACAAGTCAGCCGATAAAACGATCACTATTGCCGATGTGATGATCGGCGGCGGTAAAACCGTCGACCTTTATTTCAACGGTAAGAAATGGTTCAGTACCGATCCGGATGCCGGAAGCGTAGCTGAACAGGCCGCTATCCAACATATCGACGAAGAAGACGGGAACTGATATGAGCCGGGGACTTAGAAATAATAATCCGGGCAATATAAGACAAAGCCCGACTGTGTGGCAAGGGGAGAAAACCCCTTCCACTGATCCGGCCTTCAAACAGTTTACCAGCATGGCCTACGGTTATCGTGCCATGCTGAAGCTGCTGCAAAATTACTCCAGGCTGAACGGCTGTAAAACGATCCGCCAAATGATAAACCGCTGGGCACCCCCTTCGGAGAACAACACCGACAACTATATCCGGGCTGTTTGCGCCGGTGCCGGTGTTCAACCCGACCAGGTGGTAGATGTAAATAACCGAAGTGTCATGTGCAGGATAGCCGCCGCCATGAGCCGGGTAGAAAACGGAATTCCGGCCGACATGGTAGATGTGAACAGGGGTTGGGATTTACTCACTAAATAATGAAAGGAAAGAACATGTACACATGGTTTGACCTGCTTGTAGCTTTAATTTCTTCCGGGGTGCTTTTTTCGCTGGGCACCTGGTTTGTAAACCGGAAGGTAACTAATACCAGGCAGAAAAAAGAAATCTTTGATTACTACAAGTCTATCAGCGAGGACTTACAAACAACATTAGAAAAATTACAGGATGAAAACAGAAAATTGTATCGGGTTATTTCCAGGCTGGAAAGGGCTATGTCGATGGTTAGCACTTGCAAGCATTATGCTGAATGCCCTATTCGTGGCGAGTTGCGGAAGTACGAAGAAAATGACCGAAAGCGCCAGGGCAACCGTAGACAGCGTCCTACTGAAAGAAGTCCGACAGGTGATAAACATACCGATACCGTTGTCGAAGGTGGAACTGAAGATACCTACACAGAGCCTCCATAGCTTACCGCCCGGCGCTTCCTTCAGCGGAAAGAAAGGCCAGGCCGGTGTAAAGGTGGAAGCCATAGGCGACACGGTTTATGTGTCGGCCACTTGTGACAGTCTTCAGGTACAATGTGAACGGTATGAGAAGGAACTTACCCGCATACGTAGCGACACCGACAAACAGGTCACAGAGATAAAGAAAAACACCTTTCAAACAGTGTTCAAATGGTGTTCAATCGGTTTTATAGCCGGGGTTATTTTGACACTGACAGTAATAATCATTAAAAAGAAAAAGATATGGTAAACGATGAACAAAATTTAATGTATGGTCTGGACGAATTCAAGTTCAAAGGTAAAAGTTTGGGCTTCATTGAAGAAGACTCTTTCGACTGGGGCGGCCAGGAAGGTGAAGTAACCGAAATCCGTGCCGCACAAAAGAAAGGTTATCCGGTGAAAATTATCCCGAAATCAAACGGTACAATCAAACCGGCTTTTGACCTGATCCAGTTAAGCCCTGAAAACCTGATGGCGACAATGGGCGGCGCCCTGAAGAAAACCGGCGAAGCCGTTACCGGATGGACTGCACCTTCAAAATTGGTTCAGGTAACCGGCGAAGCTGTTATCGACACAGACAGCGGCCAACGTATCACAATCCCGAACTGCCTGTTAAGCGCATACATTGGCGGTAACCTGAACCTTACTTCTGTTTCCAAAATCAAATGTAAGTTGAGTATTGCGGAACCGGCCGACGGTAGTGCCCCTTTCACTATTGAGGACTTACCGGAAGCCGCCGGGGCTGAAGGTTAAAAGTGCAGGCTATGAATGTAGAACTGGAAGCGGCGGAAGCCCTGCTGGATATAGGCGTTTCCCTGCCGTTTAAAGCGATCAGGGTACCCTTTACCAGTAAGCGCCTTACGCTACGCATGACAATGAAACGGCCTTGCCTGGGCAATCAGATAAGGATTGCCCGGCATTACCTGAAGCTGGGCGTTACTTATGAACAGATGAAAACCTTTAATAAACACGAAGAAATGACCTTCCTGGCAGTACATGGGGCACGGGTTAGTAAAATGATAGCCTTAACCATTTGCCGGGATGCTTTTTCAGGCTGGTTTCTTTCGCCCTTTATGGCCTGGTTTATCCGGTGGTTTGTTCCGGACGCTTTCATTCAGGGCGCCAACCTTCAGTTTATTACCCTGCTGGGAACAAAGGATTTTATGAATATTATCAGATCGAGCGAAATAGCGAACCCGCTACGTCCAAGACTGAGCCAAAAAGAAGAAAAGGGGAGTTAAACAGCCGGGTAGTCGGTAGCCATAGCCCCTTCGGCGTGATTTGGCAGATCGCCACCGCAACCGGGTGGAACCTGCACTATATCATGTGGAAAGTAAACTATCAAACATTGATTATGATGTCGGCCGACGCCGTTCGCTACGTCACCGGCAAAGAAAAAGAACCAAAGAAAAAAGGCCGGGGTAGCGGTGCCCTGGGGTATTTTCAATCAAAGTTAAAAAAGTAATATGAAACCTGTTGAAATTGAATTTCTGATGCGTGACAAATTATCTGACGGTTTGAATAAAGCCGGTCAGGCCGCCACGTCTTTAGGTGACAAGGTTACCCAGTCGGCCGACCAGGTAAAAGCGAAGATCACCGAACAGAAAGCTGTTATCAAACAGGTGGAAAATGACTTAAAAGACCTTGAAAAGCAATACGGGAAGCTGGCACCGGGAAGCGCCCAGTCTGAAATGAAAGCCGAAATCATCGCCTGTAAGAAAGTACTGGACGAAGAAAAGGCCGCCCTGATAGGCGTTGAAAAAGAATACGAACAAACCCGTTCTACCGGGAAGCGTCTTTCTATGCAACTTCGGGAAATGCAGGACGCTATGGCAAAGATGCGCCTGGAAGGGAAAGCAACCAGTCCGGAATACCAAAAACTGGCCGCTGACGCCGCCACCCTTGCGGACACTATCGGCGATCTTCGTACACAGACAAACATCTTAGCGAATGACGACGCAGGGCTTCAGGGTGTTATGTCGGGCGTTTCCGGACTGGCCGGCGGCTTCACCGTCGCCACCGGTGTAATGGGCGTTTTCGCTTCGGAAAACGAAGACCTGATAAAGATACAGACGAAAGTACAGTCCGTTATGGCTATTACAATGGGCTTGCAGCAAGTAATGAACGCCCTGAATAAAGACTCCGCCTTCCGCCTTGTAACCGTTGCCAGGGCAAAGGATATGCTTACCGGTGCCAACGTCCGGCTGGCTACCGCCCTGGGAATTTCCAACGCCGCCGCCACTGCCTTAATGGCTACGTTGACGCTGGGGCTTTCCCTTGTTATTACAGGGCTTGTCATTGCCTGGAACAAATATTCGGACGCACAAGCCAAAGCCGCCGCAAAGGCCGCCGAAATGGTTGACATAGAGAAGAACGGCCGGGCTGAAATGATAAAAGCCCGTGTCGAAATAGATAATACCAAACGTTCCCTGAAGGACTTCACCGGCACCAAAGAACAGGAAAAAAGCAAGGTTGAGGAACTGAACCGTAAATATGGGGAAACCTTTGGGTATTATAAGACCATTGCCGAATGGTACGACGTTCTTCAGGAAAAGGGCGAAGACTACATTCAAATGCTTTTCCTTCAGGCCAAAGCCCAAAGCCTGGTAAATAAAGCCATCGAAGCCGACGAAAAGGTCGCACAGGTAAAAGCTACGCCTGAAGAAGACGTGGACGGTTCTATGGGCTGGTTTAAGAAAATGCTGCTATACTCTGCACAAGGCGAGTCAAACGGCCAGATAGACGCTCAAAAACTAATCGACCAACACAACAAAGAAGCAAAGGAAGCGGCCATCAAAGCGGCCGAAGAAGAAAAACAGGCTTACCTGGACGAAGCAACCAAACTTCAGGACGAACTGATCGCCTTAAAATCAAAAAAGAAACTGGGCGGTTACGTCCCTGATCCCAAAGATCCGAAGGAAAAACCGACTAATAACCTGGCGGAACTGGAAGCCAAAGCCCGCCTGAAAATAGAGGAACAAAACCTTTCATTAAGGCAAGAAGGTTACGACAAACAGCGTGCCCAGGCGAAACTGGAATTCGAGAAGGAAAAAGCCCGGATCGAAAAAGAAGAAAAAGACCGGTTGGCGCTGTATGAAAAGTTGAAGAAGGCCGGCGTAAAGGTTGCCCCGGAACAAAAACAGGAAATATCCTATCAGGCCGGCGTTCAGAAGGTGAAAGCCGCCCAACTGTATGACAAGCAACTGGAAGAACTGAATAAAAAGGAAGTAAAGGAACGCCAGGACAACCTGAAGAAGTTACTGGAACCTTACCGGAACTTCGCCCAGCAACGTCTGGATATAGAGAAAAAAGCCCAGGACGACATTGCCAAACTTCAGGCGCAAACGTCCGCCGCCCGTCTTAAAAAGATAGGTGACGAAATGAACGCCGCTTTCGGAAATGGTAACGTTGATTTGCTTGCCCGCCCTCAAATTGACGCCGCCAAACTGGTAGCCGCCGGCTGGAAGGATGCGGGCGAAGGTATCGCCACCGTCTTTTCTTCCCAGTATGGCATTCAGGACGCTGGCGGGAAGCAAACGGAAATCCTGGTTACGCCTATTCTTCCGGACGGAACCGTTCTTTCGGAAAAGGAACTTCAGGATTATGTCGACAATGTTTTGAACGGTGCCGACGACTTGCTGGCGGCCGATACAAAAGGTATTGTTATCAGCGTAGGCGTTGACGCCGACGGATCAGCCGGCGAACTGTTACACGAATTTCAGGAAAAATACTACGACCTGAAGAACAACACAGCGGATAATGCCGACACTGACGGGCAAATCCAGGAAGCGGTTATTCAGGCCGAACAGGTGAAGAACGACAACCTGGCCGAACTTGACCGTGTGTACGCTGAAAAGGACGTTTACTTCCAGGCGCTTATGTCGCAAATTAGCAGCATGAGCCTGAACCAATTATACGACACGCTGGATAAGGCGGAAAAGGCGCTTGCCGAAAGCGAAAAAACAAGCGGTAAGGACTCCAAGGAAACAGCCGTCGCCCGTGCCAAAGTGGCCGCCTTGAAGGATGAAATCAAGTACGTAAAGGCCGAAAACGAAACGAAGGCACCGGACGACGCTAAAAAGTGGAAAAAGAATTCCACCGCCATAAAGCGCTGCAAAGCCGAAATCGACGGCATGATCGGCAGTATGGACTTTCTGGACGAAGGGACAAAAGCCGCCCTTCAGGCATGTAGTAACGTAGCCGGCGGGGCTATTGCCATGATCGACGGTATCAAAACATTAAGCGTGTCTGCCGGTGAAAGTATATCAGCCGTAGAAAAGGCGTCCGTGATCCTGGCTATTGTCGGCGCCGCTATTCAGATAATGACGGCTATCTTCAGCATGGGCGCCCAGGCGGAAAAACGACACCAGGAAGCCCTGGCCGAAGTCGCCGCTAACAAACTGGCTATGCAGCGGGAATATAACCTGCTGTTACTTCAGCAAAACCTTCTAATGAAGGAAGCCGAAAACATTTTCGGGGAACAGTCCATCGCCAAAGCGGCCAGGGCTGTACAAGTGTACCGGGATGCCATACAGGCGTATAAGGACGAACTGAAAGGCGATGCCCCTGCAATGAAGTTAAGCCCCTTCAACCTGAAGGGCAGCCTGGACGAATTCAACAAGCAAAAAGCGGCCTATGAACAGGGAATACGGGGGCTTTATAACGTCACCATCAAAACCGGCCATAAAAAGACCGGCCTTTTCGGATGGGGCAAGGGAAAAGACATTTATTCGGGTGTGTTATCGGTGTACCCCGACCTGATCGACGGGGAAAACCGGCTGAACATGGAACGTGCAAAAAGTATTATCAGCACGCAAACCATGTCCGACGAAAATAAGAACTTACTGCAAAGCCTGATAGACTTACAGGAACAGGCGGACGAAGCCCAGCAAGCCCTTCGGGACTATCTGACCGACACGTTCGGTTCCCTGGGCGACGGGATGATGGATAGCATTGTAAACGCTATTCAGACCGGTAGCGACGCCTGGACGGACTTCGGCGACAAAGGCGCTGAAGTATTGGAGAATTTAGGCCGTCAAATAGCGTACAGCCTTTTCTTCGCCGGTAAGTTTGACAAGTTACAGAAGCAACTGGAAGAAGCCTACGGCAGTGGCAAGTCTGAAGAACAAATCGCAAAGGACGCCATGAACATCATGGGCGACTTTTACGCCGGTATCGGTAAGGACATGGATCAGGCACAGGACTTCATGGAAAACTGGAAAAGCGAGGCCGCCAAACGTGGCTTTAACCTTTGGAAGAACGAAGACGGCGAACAGCAAAGCGGAAAGTCGGGAACCTTTCAAACAATGGATCAGGAAACCGGCACGGAGTTAAAAGGACTGTTTACTTCCGTTCAGCAACACGACGCCAATATCGACGACAACGTTCAGTACGTTGCCGACGAACTGCACCAGTCAACGGATTATTTACGTGAAATAGCCGAAAATACAAGCGGCTGCAATGATAAACTAAAAGCCATCGCCCAGGATATAGAAACGATCCGCCGGGACGGCCTAAAAACACAATGATATGAATATACTGGAAGGATTGCTATTCATTAACGGCGACGACGTTTACAAAACTTGCGGCGCTTTTCTGACTGAAGACAAGGCCGGTGATAATACGAATTACGCCGCCCTGCTTACACCCCCGAAGATGAAAGCCTACACGGCCGTTTCATTCCGGGAACAGGACGGCGAAAAGCTACCGGACAAACTAACCCCGGCCTTTGAAGCCAGGGACGTAACCCTTCAGTTCGCCATTACCGGGGACGGGAAAGCCGGCTTTATCAAAAACTACCAGGCGTTCCTGGGCTTATTGAAATCGGGCTGGCTGGACGTCCGTTTGCCGGAACTGGGTAAAACGTACCGCATGTACTACAAAGAAAGTACAAGTTACGACCAGCTTACACCGCTGGATGAAACAACGGTCGCCGGCAAAATAAAAGTGAAATTCAGGGAACCCGTTCCCACCCTTTAAAGAGTATTCAAACACTATTCAAATATCGTTCAAATGGAAGTAAACATCTATAAACAAAACGGAACTATCCGGGCGACCGTGTCACCGGCCGATAGTGCGGCAACCAGTGAAGAACTGATGGCGGACACCGTCCTGACGCTTTCTTTCACGCACTACGAATATATCCGTTTGAAGGTGAACGATTACGTAGACTTCCTGGGGAAACGTTACTGGCTGCTGAAGAACTACCGGCCGGTTAAAAAGTCCTCTATTGAATACCAGTACGATGTGAAGTTCTACGGTATTGAGTCGAAGCTAAAAAAAGCCCTTGTTTTAAAAATGGTTGACGGTGACAACTCCACCGCCTTTTCCCTGAACGACAGCCCGGCACAACATTTACAGTTATTCGTGGATAACATGAACCGTATAACCGGTTCCGACGTGTGGGCTATCGGCCAGGTTGTCGATAGCGAAAACGTAAACATAGAATACGACTGCGTTTCATGTTTTGACGGCCTGGGAAAACTCGCTGAAGCCACAAAGACCGAATGGTGGGTGGAAGGCTACACACTGAACCTTTGCCGCTGCGAGCATGGCGACATGTTGGAACTGGGCTACGGTCAGGGCTTACTGAATGTAAGCAAAGACAGTAACGACAACGCCCCGTTCTTCACCCGGCTTTATCCGATTGGCAGTACCAGGAATATAGACCCGAAGGTGTACGGCAGTAGCCGTCTGCACCTTCCCGGCGGTGCGCAATATGTCGAGCAAAACACCGATTTAGGTATCGTTGAATATTCCGAAGAAACGGCCTTCAGCGGTATATATCCCCGCCGTGTCGGTCAGGTTGGTGCAGTACGCCATGAACCCCGTACCATTGAAGGCGAAGAACGGGAAATTTACTACTTTACCGATCCGAAACTGCCTTTCAATCCGGACGACTACCAAATAGCCGGCAAAGTTCTGATGGTGAAGTTCCAGTCCGGGGAACTGAACGGCCAGGACTTTGAGATAAACTGGCACGCCGACACGAAAGAGTTTGAAATCATCAATCAATACCCGTATGAGAACCAGCAATTACCGGGCGGTAAGCTGATCCCGCACACCGGTAACGACTACGTGCTTTATAACTTGCGTATGCCTGATGAATATTACAGGCTTGCGGAAAAGGAACTGGCCGACGCCGTTGCCGAATTCCTGAAAACATACAGCATCGATACGGCCGTCTATAAGGCACCGACCGACTATATTTATTTCCTGGAAAAAGAAATAAACCTGAAGCTGGGGCGCCGTGTCCGTTTGTATAGCGAATATTTCGACAGCGGGTACCAGGACAGCCGTGTCGTATCGATCAGCCGCAAACTGAACAATCCTACGGAAATGAATATCGGGTGTTCCCTTGCCGTCAGTTCTACGAAACTTTCCAAGATGGAAAACAACATCACGGAGATACAAGCGGCCTTTAAGGAACAACTGAATAAGGACGTGCTTCAGGTGTTGAAGTCCTGGGACAGCGCCGATCCTTCGGAATATAACGTATTTTCCGCCCGTCGTTCCATGCGTGAATTTTTGCTGAAGAACCAGCCGGACGAAGCAAAGGCTTATATAAATTTCATGCGTGGCCTGGGCGTCTGCGGGAAGTTGTTTAATGACATTCTGCGTGTCGGTGACAAACTGGAAGCCAACAATCAAAGCGTTTATTCTTCGCTCCGGACGGACAAGGAAATCGAAAAGGCTATCGAAGAACTGGGCGACAAATATTTAAGGAAAGACATAGAAGATACGGCCAGGGAATTGATCCACTTCCTGAAGGGTATCGACGTGAAAGGTGCCGGCGTGTTCCATGACAGCGTGAATTCCCCGGACTTCCTTTCCGGGTTCCTGAACGGGAAGGGCTGGGCTATCCTGATCCGGGAAGTGATGAACGTTGCCGGCGCAAAAGAAAAGAAGTCCTACGCCGAATTTGACGAAGTTACGATCCGGGGGGCGCTCCGTGTGTTTGAGTTGATAATAAACCAACTGAAAGGCGAAGGGGATAACAGCGTTTTTTCGGGTATGATGAAGGTGGATCATGTCGACCTGGATAACAAAAAGATATACCTTGATACCGGGGGCGGCCTTTTGTATAACCCGTTTTGGGTGAATGACTGCCTGGAATGCCAGCGTTACGGCGGTCGCCCTTCTGCCGGCAATGACTACAACGTAACCAAACATTATGAACTGGTTGTTTCCGGTACCGGCATGGGATCAGATACCGACGGCGAAAACCGTCTGGACTGGATCACTTACAACACCTTCAGCGGTAATGTAGCCGACATAAAGAAGGGCGACGTCCTGGTACGTATGGACAACCTGACGAACCCTGACCGCAAAGGCATTATAATGAATACGACAGTGGGGGCTTTTGCTCCTTATATTGACGTGTTGTACGGTGCAAAGACCGATCCGGGCAACGCTGTAAAAAGTCGTGTCGGAAATCTTGCCGGCATTTATAACGCCTGGTTTGGGTGGTTAAAGGGTTTCGGCGCTTTTATACAAAATTTGTACGCTATCGGTGAGTTTCATTTTCAGAACGGCGAAAATATACAAACCCGCCTGGATATGATGGAAAACCTTTTCCGGGTTGATATGCAGAATAAGACGTACAACATGTCAGAGAAAGACAACTTCCTGAAGAACGCCAGCTTCACCGAAAATATGGACGGTTGGCAGCGTGAAAACCTGATCCGGGCATATACCGCCGGCGGCAAGCTGCTTATGTTTAACCGTAACCTGTTCGCCCAAAAGGAAAAGGTCGCCAGCATCGTAAACCTGGACGGCCGTAATGTTTTACGCATAAAGAACAGCGGCATACGCCAGGCTAACGCCGACGTAAGAAAGCCGGAACCGGCCACCAGCGTTTTGTATTTAACTTTTAAGTTTATCTGCCAAACCGCCGGAACGCTGACCGTAGGCTTTGAAGGTTCCGCCCAGGGCGAAGGCCGTCTGCCTTTCGCACAGGTAGAACTGGCGGAAAACATCGAAACTGAAAGCCTGGAATATTCCGGCACATGGGACGGCGTGGGCGACTTCGTGCTGAAGTTCACCGGTGACATTTATATCGACGTGCTGGCACTTACCAACCGGCCGCTGGACGACTTTAAAATCGAAGTCGGCACCAAGTTTGAACAGACTGCCGAAAAGATCGCTTTACTGGGTGAAAGGATAGACCGCACCGACAAAACGGTTACCGACCTGGGTATAGAGTTAAACGCCGCTGAAGAAAGCATTCGGGTATGGGGCGAAAAGACCGATAAAATAAATTCAACGGTTACACAGATCGGTATTGATTTGGATATGGCCGAAGAAAAGCTGGATTTGTACGCCAGAAAGACGGATGATATAAACAGCACGGTCGCCGATTTGGGGCTTCGCATGGTAGCCGCTGAAGGGGAACTGGAACTGTTTTCTAAGTTTGAGGACAAAGCGAACGGACTGTTTACCAGCCTGGGCACCCGTATGAATTCGGCTGAAGGAACGCTGGAAAACTACGCTACCCGGTTGAATAGCTTGGACGGTACGACTATCAGCCTGGGCAACCGGATGAGTACAGCCGAAGGAACCCTGAACACCTACGTGACTAAAACAAACGCCATTGACGGAAGCCTTACGAGCATGGGCACCCGTATGAACGCCGTAGAAAAGAAGTTCACAAACTACGTGCTGACGGACACTTTTAACGGGACGGTGGGCGACATAAACGTCACCCTGAACCGCCACTGGTCGGCCATTGAACAAACGGATCGTAACCTTTTGCTTTCTATCAATAAGTCGACCGGCTACCCATTGAATAAGGACGTGAAGTTCCTGAAGGGGCTGAACGGTGTTTCCCGGTATAACAATTCAGGGGGCGAAGCTGTAACCGTTACCCGTTACGAAACGGCCGCAAACAGCGGCGTGTTTCAGGTACGCATTCAGAAAGTAGTCGGAAATTCCAGTCCCGGCCTGGGCGGGTTTACCTTCAGCACACCCACCCGTGCAAACGCCGTGTTTGAAGCCCGTTTCACCGCCAACGTGCCTAAAGGTTACCGGCTGAACTTTGCCAGTAACGCAACCGGGAATAATGGCCGTAGCCAGTGGATCACTGACAACGCCGGAACCGGTGGCTGGAAAGAATACCGGTATCAGGTCTTTTGCGGTGATTCCGGTAGCTTTTCAACGACTAACTTTTTCTACCTGACGAAAGACGTATCGACCGGCCAGACGAATAACGACTATAATACGGCCGTAACCTGGTACCTGAATGAAGGCACCGTATTCGACCTTTCCGGGTATGAAGATCCTGTTACCTATATCAACCTGACGGAAGACCTGGCAAAGATAAAGGCGAAGCGGATAGAACTTGAAGGGCTTGTTACGGCAAACAATAATTTCAAAGTGCTGGAAGACGGCAGTATAGAAACAAAAAATGCGAAGATCGCCGGCTATATTTATTGTCCCTTCATAAGCATTAACGAAAGCGATGCAATTTTGCAGGGAAGTCCAGATTCATGGTATAGGTATTTTCTGTTAAATACCAATTTATACCTGAATGCGACCTTCAATACAGTAATATTACCGGTAGCTGAAAGATATGCCGGTGCCCGTGTCCTTATCATGGACTCTTATTTTGTAAAGACACGAGTCCCGACACCCCCTACACGGATAAAGACACAGGACGACAGCTATATTATATCCGGTCTGTTTGAAGCATTATCCGGCGGTAAGAAAAGTTCAGCAAAATCCCTGACTATTGATATGGGGGTTGTGGAACTTATATTACAAAAAATTCCCAACCTGGACTATAATACGGGGCAAGTTACCGGCTACGAATACCAATGGGTTCTAATAAATAACAGTTGTAGCCATATCTATTTAGATTCTGATTATTAACAACTAAAAGAGTTTTGAATATGACAAAAGCGATTGACTTTAAAAATGTACCGGTAGAAATTCGGATCGGTGAAGCGGAACCGACAGACGTGCGCCGTTCGGTGGGTAATGCCATAAACCGCAATACTTCAGACATCGGTCTGGGCGACTTCGCCCGAAAGATATTCTATGCGGAAGAACCGGTGGAAATACCGATGGAATACGTCGGGGAAATAACCAATATTATAACCCGTGACGAATATCTTTTGGCACCTGCAAAGGTGGCCGTCCTGCATCTGATCCAGGAAGCTATGGCAGCAACTCCGGCCGTTCCGGCTGAAGATAAAACATGCGTTTAATCAATTAAAAAACAATAGTATGAAACAAGTAGAAGAACAAAGGACAAAGACTTTCCAGTCTGAAGTAAAGAACACCGGTATCGTGATAAACTACCGGGCGACTCTGGTACCTACCGAATCCGGCGAAGAAGTCGCCAACGTGTACGGTACCATCGTAAAGGATAACAAGAACGTGGGCAGTGTCAGCTATGACAAGGCGGCCGACCGCCAGCACACCAGTTTTGAACCGTTTTCCGCCACTACGTCAAAGGAGAAACAAGCCGTTTCACCCGTTGCCGCTTCTGACGTGGCCGAAATCATCTTAAACAAGTAAGGGGGGCGTATGGCTTACAAGCGTGAAGAACTGGACTATATCGCCGCCCAACTTTTACCGGTCGTGCTGGAAAAACTGGGCGTCGAGTCTCAGGGCGTTTCTGAAGTGGAAGTGGTGAACGATCTGACCGGTATCTTTTCGCTTCCGGCATATAAAAAGGTCGGCGGTGTTGAAAAGGTAGTGGAAGCCCCCGTGGAACTTCTTCAGGACATTGCCCTGGATAGTGTAAAGGAAGCTACCGACAACGCCAAAGCGGCCACCGGCGAAGCCCGGAAGGCGACAAAGGAAACGAAGGAAGCGACGGCGGACTATACGGCCGTCCGGGGGCAGGTCATTGCCGCCGGTGACCGGGCAAACGCCGCCGCCGACAGCGTGAACGATGCAAAGGATAAGGCAAAGGAAGCCACCACGGCCGCCAATCAAGCCGCCGCCGGCGCCAATGCCGCAAAGGATAAGGCCACCCAGGCCGCCGACACGACCAACGCCGTAAAAGAAGCCACCATTCAGGCAAAGGCTGAAACCATCGAAGCCACCCGGAAAGCCAACGAAGCCACCGGCAAGGCTACGGCAGCCACCGCCGACGCTACCACCCAGGCCGGCCGTGCTAAAGAACTGGCGGATCACCCTACGATAATGGGCGATAATGGGAACTGGTGGAAGTGGGACGCCACACTGAAGAAGTACGTCGATACCGGCATACTTGCAAAGGGCGGGGTATTGTACCCGGTCTTTGACATCAACCCGGAAACAATGGAGTTAATAATGACCTATCAGGACGACATTGCCGCTGATATGTTCGAACTCAATACAGAAGGAAGTTTAATCTTTAAACCAAAATAGAATGGCAACAGGAGAAATGAATTTAGGCCAGGTCGCTTTCGTTGATAAAGGTACCTACGCCGCCGGAACCAATTACAAGCGTTTCAACTTCATAACAACGGATGATAGCTGTTACCTTTCCCTGAAGGATAACAATATCGGGCACCCGGTAACAGATACCGCCTGGTGGAAATGCCTTTCCAATGGTAAGCAAGCCACCGAAGCGGCACGGGAAGCCCTCACCAGGGCGAACGAAGCCGCCCAGGCGGCCAGTCTTGCCAATGCGGCAGCCGTCCGGGCAGGAAATGCCGCCACTAAAGCCGGCCAAGCCGCCACCGACGCCGAAACGGCTACGGAAGAAGCGCTACTGGCCGCCGTAGATGCTGAACAGATGATTGTTGACGGCAAACAACAAATAGCCAGCATGAAAGCGGCCGAGTCGTCTTTAATGAGTCAGGCGTTACTGGCACCTTTCCGCATGGAACTGACCTATAACAAGGTTATCACCCGCCGGAACCCGGTAACGCAATACATCAAAGCCCGGCTTTTCCCGGCTTACGTGTTGCAGAACGTGATCTACCAGCAACCCATAAACGGGGGTGACTCCGTTTACGTGGAACCTTCCGGCAAACTGGAAGTAAATAAGGCCGGTCACACAAAAATACACGTGATTCCGACACATAATACGGGAATTTATCAAACCGTCGATATTGAAGTCCAGGACCCGGCCATACGCTTAACCGGCGACGGGGCTATCCGCTTTAACAGCGACGGCAGTATCAGATTAACATAGTATTCACTTTATAAAAACATTTAATTTATGGCATTAACAGCAGCACAAGAAGCAACCCTGATCCAGGTTGCCGACGCCTTTACAAGAGGTAAAAAAATCAATGAACTGGCGAAAGCCGGCGGCGGTATTGAAAACTATACCGTCGAAGTTCAGGATCATACCGGCGAGTCTAAAAATGTGAACCTTTTGCAAGCGATCAACCTTGTAAACAAGCGTATTGCTTGCCGCCGCTGGAACGAGACGTTAAGTACGCCTGTTGGCGAAGCCTACGGGAACATCGACTTCCTTCGTGACCTTCCCAGCGTTTTAGGTTTGGGCTGTTACCTGGTAACCGACGACCGTGTCCGTCGCAAACTTGATCCTACGAACCACTACAAGTTCCAGGACGGAAGCCCGGCGAAGCTGGACGGAACCGACGGGCAATATATGTGGTGTTGGAATAAACACTATTACGCCAGTTGGAAAGAAGGTAACTACCTGTACGAAGCGGTCAGCACTGAACCGATAGAAGGAAAGGAATGTTACTGTATTCCTGAAGGCGGTACGGCTGCCATCGGCGGCGGTGTCATTGACCGCACGAACCTGAAACTTTGTTCCGTAATTAACGAAACAGCGCAATACCGGGGCGGCGGCAATCAAGCCGACTGGGACGGAACTTACCGTAGCCAACTTGGTAAGGTAACCACAAACACCACTTACCGCAATTATTCCACTTACGCCCGAAAACGTGGCGAAGGTTGGGACGCCAACTGGTATGTAGCTGAAGCGGTACCTGAATACCTTTTCCGTATCATCTTCGGCACCCGCCATATTCAGACGGCCGTAAACTCTGAAAAGGATGTAAACGGACTGTACCAGGGCGGCTTGGGTGCCGGTGTAACCAACATGCCGGACTGGAACGGTTACAACGGTTATTATCCTGTTGTTCCCTGTTCCGCCGGTGTCGAACTGGGCGACGGTTGCGGCGAAGCTACTTACAATATCCTGAAGGCTGACGGTTCCACCGTTTACGCTGCCAAAGTTCCCGTTTTTTTCGGCCTTAAAAATTTATACGGCCACACTTACCGGATTGTCCGGGGTATTATTATCAATGCCGGCGCTGACAAAACGGAAGGCTACGTGGCGCCGTCGCTTTATGCCGGTTACGATGATAACAGCCTTAACGGCCTTATCAAAGCGTGCGAACTTCCCCGTTCGGAAGGTTACATAAAAAGAGTTTCCATGAATAAATTAGCCATGCTTCCGACGGAAGTCGGGGCTTCCGCTTCAACCTATTTTGCAGACTATTTTTATACAAATGCCGCCAGTTCCCAGGGTTTCCGCTGTCGTCTTGCCGGCTCTGATGCGAGTGCGGGCACGTCTGCGGGGGCGTCTTATACGGATTCGTACACTGCGGTGACGCATGCGGATGCGAGTGTCTCGGCTCCCCTCTGCTATTTTAAGGAAGACCCTGTAATAAACTAAGACATTTCTTCCGAGCGTAGCGAGGCGGAAACGGAAAAAGCGTTCTTTGAAATTTTTTCATTCTAAGTATTATAAAAGTCTGTTCCCCGGCGGGAGTGTCCCTTCCGCCGTAAGGCGGTCGATTTTTTTTATTTTTCGGTTTTTTTGTATAGGTGGCAGTAAAACAGTACTTTTGTCCTGGTTTGATAGCTTACCGGCATTGAATATGCTAAATAAGTCTACTACCAGGTTGTTTTCTTCCGGGGCGTTTAGTTTCCGCTGTCGTCTTGCCGGCTCTAATGCGAATGCAGGCACGAATGCAGGGGCGTCTTATACGAATTCGAACAATGCAGTGACGAATGCGAATGCGAATGTCTCGGCTCCCCTATACTTTGCAACATAATTGTAGGAGTACGAAGAAAAGACCTTGCCGCACGGCAAAAGATAACTAAGCAGTAACGGGTGTCGGTAGGCCGGTAACGGTTCGAAGGCTCCCTATTAAGCAAAGCAGACCCGAAAGACCCAACAGACCCGGCAAATGAAGAAGTACGGTAACCTTTACGAGCGTATTTGCTCAATCGACAATTTGCGTGAAGCGTTCTATTGCGCTTCGCTTGGAAAGCGTAACCGTGACGACGTTTTGGAGTATGGCGCCCATTTGGAAGAAAACCTGGAAGAACTTCACCGGGAACTGGCCGACCATACTTACAAAACATCGGAATACCACATTTTCACCCTCTACGAACCAAAAGAACGTATCATTTACAAACTTCCTTTTCGTGACCGTGTCGTCCACTGGGCGATCATGCTTCAGGTAGAAACCATTTGGATAAACAGCTTTACCCGTGACACCTACGCCTGCGTAAAAGGCCGGGGTATTCACTCCCTTTTGTATAAACTGAACCGGGATTTAAAGAATGATCCGGACGGTACGGCCTACTGCCTGAAACTGGACGTTAGAAAGTTCTACCCGTCCATCGATCACGATATACTGAAGCAAGTTATCCGCTACAAGTTGAAAGACCTGAACCTGTTGTGGCTACTGGACGAAATTATCGACTCAACCGATACCGGTGTCCCCATCGGCAACTATTTAAGCCAATTTTTTGCGAACCTGTACCTTTCGGAACTGGATCATTTGCTGAAGGAAGAATACGGCGTGAAATACTATTACCGTTATGCCGATGATATTGTTCTGCTATCCGATGATAAGGCAAAGCTACACGGCTGGCTGGTGGCTATTAACGACTACTTGAATGATCGGCGTAGGCTTACCATAAAGAAGAACTACCAGATTTATCCGGTTGAAAGCCGGGGCGTGGATTTTGTCGGTTATGTCAGCTTCCATACTCACATACTGGCACGGAAGAAGAATAAAAAAGGGCTTTGCCGGAAGGTGGCGAAACTCCGCAAACGGGGCTTCCCTGAAGAAGAAATACGCCTTCAGGTCGCCAGTGAACTGGGCTTTATGAAACATTGTAATTCAAACAATCTATTAAAAATACTCGGAATGAAGAAATTTTCAGAAATCAGAAAAAGCCAGGGCAAGCTGGAAGGCGAAAAACTGCACCTGGACGTTATTTTAAACAAAGTGATCCAGTTGACGGCTTACGAGATAAGCCAGTCAAAATACAGGGGCGAATGTCTGACTATCCAGTACGTCCTTCAGGAAGACGTCCAACTTCCGGACGGAAGCGTGGCGAAAGCCGGCGAAAAGCATATCAGCTTTACCGGATCGGAAGCGCTGGCGAAGTTACTGAAGGAAACGGATAACGAAGATTACCCCTGCCTGGCGAAAGTTATTAAACAACCGTTCGGCGATAAAGGCAACAGTTTTTATACTATTGTCGATCCGGACGACTAAAAAGAAAAGATTATGAAACAAATTTATCAAGAAAGAAGAACATACTTACATTATGATGCAGGGCGTTTCATGCTCTACCTGAACGAAGGACGGGAAGAATATATTCCGTCAGTAGCAACACCGGGCCAAGAACCGGAAAATTTGCCCGTTTCCGCCCCTGTAATGGGTTATTCCTACGAAGGTGAAGAAGAAGACGGGGGAACACTTATCGAAGCCACAGCGGCCAATTATGAAGCATTTGTAAACGGGCTGATCCGGAAGCGCTACACACAAAGCGAAGTCGAGGCTATCCAGTCGAACATGATTGTTTCCATGACTGATCCGGACGCCGAACGTTCGGCCGAATTCCGCCAGGAATGGGAAGCATACCAGGACTACCGGGAAACATGCAAGAACAACGCTAAGGCAATCCTGAATTTATGATCTGATCTTCCGGGGGTGAATAGAAAAAAGCCCCCGGCCTGTTAGTAGTATCTCACCACGTACTAACAAAAAATGCGACGCAACGCACAGCCGGGGGCAAAAACCCTCTGCTGCGTTACGTCGTTTTTTGTTTATTACGTGGTGAGACCACAAAGATAGTGTATTTTGCCGAACCCTAAAAAGAATATCCTAAAAATGAAATTATATGAATTGCTGGACTTCAACAAAGAACTGTTGAAAAGGCTTTGTTCTGCCGGTATCAAACCGGAAGACTACAAGTATGCCGACCTGTTTGCCGATTACGAACGTTTGAACCGGGAAGGCGAAAAGAAGACCTATATCGTTGCGATGCTTGCCGATAAATACGGTATCAGTGAACGGAAGGTTTATTCTGTTATCAATCGTTTAAGCCAGGAACTTGACTACTGCAAAAGCCGTGCAGTGGGATAACCCCCGCAAATTATGACGTTTGTGCCTTACTGGCGACCTTTGTGCATGTCAAATTTTAAAAGTCAAAAGACAATGAACAAATATTATCAGATTTTGGAAAAGGTACTTACTTCAGGTAAGGTACAAAGTAACAAGAAAGGGAATATCAAATACCTTTTAAATGAACGGCTGTTTCTAACCCCCGCCGACCTGCTGGATATATTCGAAGGCCATAACATCGCCCGGAAGAAACTTAAAAATGAACTGCAACTATTCATGCAGGGCGAACGGTGCGTGGAAAAATACCGGGAAGCCGGGATCGGCTGGTGGGACTATTGCGGCTCTATCCTGGTAAACAGTTATCCTTCGTACTTTGAAAAACTTCCGCCGCTTATAGCCAAGATCAACCGGGAAAAGCGTAACAGTAAAAACTATGTGCTGCACCTGGGGGCTACGGGAGTCGAAAGCAATCAGGCGCCATGTCTAAGCCTTGTGCAGTTCCAGATAGACGAAGGGGAACTGGTGCTGTCGGCTTATCAGCGTAGTTCTGACGCTAATTTAGGTCTGCCTTCGGACATTTATCACCTGTATCTGATGTCTAAACAAATAGATTTGCCTTTGAAGTCTATTACGCTTGACCTTGCGAATGTGCATATCTATGAAAGCAACATAGAAAAGACTCGTAACCTTTTGGCAGGAGACGAAAACGTAAGGTTTGAACTGAATGTATGATAAGACACAATGTTTCACAAGTAGAGAAGACTCAACTTATGGCAAAGAATTGCAAGGGTAAAACCCTTTCTAACACTATGTAAAGATACGATTTTTTGCTGAATTGACAATGCTTTTTTGAATCTTTTTTTGCATAAAAAAACAGCGTTTGAATACCATTTAAAAGGCGTTCAAACGCTGTTCTGTTTTTGTGCGTGTGTCGGGAAACCGGACGCTTTCGTTTTGGACTTTTCCCGATCTGACTTTTCAGTTTCGTTTTGGAAAAACGGTTTTTTCGTTTTGCGGATTATAAATCTTTTCGATTTTATCCTGACTATAAAAAAATTGTAATCCGGTCTGTTTTTCCAATTCTTTAATCACCTGTTCCAAAGAGGTTTCTTTCACATTCAGAGTGACCCGGTGTGTCTGGGCTTGTACCCCAAAAAACAGGAAGACATTCAGTAGAAATACCAACAAAAATTTTTTTCGTCGTTCCCAGGAAAGCCCCGGTTTGTAATACCATTTTTTTTTCATAATTCTGGAAGACTTTTATAATCTCCTTAGACATAGGAGATTCGGAAGAAAGAGCAAAAATGAGGTAATGATTTGGCAACCGTATCTATTTCTGCGCTTTGCTGTGAGTTGCTTTCATTGTCACTCGTCTTAGGACAAAGGTAGCAATAAAAATTGGAATACCTCAAATGCAATGGAGATTTTTCTCCAATTTGAGGTATTCTATGTTTATACTGTAAATTGACGGCTGATACATATGCTCTTTGCTCTAAACAATCAGTTTATACAATCGTTTGTTTGGGAAGCAAACTAGATCTTTTTCTTGGAGACCAATCGCCCCAAGGCATCTTTCTTTTTTGAGGGTAACAAATATAAAGATGTCTTTGAGCTCTAGTAATTGCAACATATAAGTTATTTTTCTCTTGTTGCATTTCAATGCTATTGTTCCCTTTTTTTATAGCACGGTAATCGGGGAATGTACCCTCATCCATACCCACAAGGAATACTACTACAGCTTGTTGACCTTTCATAGTGTGAACCGTACTCAATGTAACCCCTTCTACATCCAAAGAAGCAACCGAAGTTTGCCCCAACGACATTGCATTACGAAAAGCAGACAAAGAATAGTTTGTTACACTCTTAGCATAAGAGCTCCAATGATGTTTTAATAATTCAAATTCATCAAAAACAGCCAAAGCTTCATCTGTTGATTTAAATTCCGAAGCATTAGAGGCTTTTAAAGTATTCAATACAGATTTGATGGTTTGATACATATTACTACCATCATCTTCCAATAGTGAGGCTTGCTGCACGACTTCTTTCAAGAATGCATCGCTAATACTTTCTACGACTTGTTCTAATGATTTGCAATGGCTCACGCCTACTATAGACTGCAACATATCAAGATGCAGTCTATCATAGGGATTGGTTCGTACTACCATAGCCAAATCAAAGGCTTTAGCAGCAGTGGATGCAAATTCCAGACCTGCTCCCGTAGTTTTATAATGATATGGCAAGTTACTACTCTTTAATTGCTCTTCAATCTTTCCAAGAACGAATTTATTTCTAGCAAGTACAGCAATATCAGAATAGCTCAATTTCCCGTCATAACCTTCTATTTCAGTACCAACCAATGATTTTATACCACTTACTACTTCTTGCGCTTCCTCACATGGTGTATCATAAGCATATTCCTTACAAACGCCCGTATAAGGTAAGGTTACATCTAAGGTGTCATCATGCACTACCTTTTGTGCATAATCCAAAATCGCCTTAGCACTTCGATAATTCTCATTTAGGTTATATATGGTCGGGGTGTAGTCATTCACAAACCAATCATCCATATATTTACTGCTTGAGCCATTAAAGGCATATATGGATTGTTTGGTGTCGCCAACCAGCATTACATTCTTATGCTCGCTACCAGTAATCGCACGAAGAACCATGTATTGAGCCTTGTTTAAATCCTGTGCCTCGTCCACACAAATGTATGTAAAACTTCTTCGATATAAGTCTGCAATTCTTGGGTTATGTATCAGTAATTGGTAAGCATTAAGCAACAAGTCATCAAAATCAATTGCGTTTAGCGAATCCATCTGCTCTCTATAACTTAAATATAGATTACGCATCTGTCCATCTTTAATAACCTTAGACAGTTCATCATCTAAAATCACAGACCGTTTTATAAGACTGATATTATCCAATGCCCGATAAAGAGTTTCCCTACGTTCTTTATCATTCAGCCCCCTATACCACTGGCTCAATGATGGAGTTTCTGTAATTGTTTCTTCCAAAATTTTTTTTCTGTCGTCATCTGCAAAGATTTGCGGCATTGTCACAAATCTTGTAGCGGCGATATGGCTTTCAATGATTGACTCACACAGACCATGGAAAGTTGCAACAAAAACATGTTCCAGCAGATTTTCATCCACTTCCGCAAGTCTTGTTCTAATCTCCTCACAAGCTTTGTTGGTGAACGTAATCGCCAGAACCTTACGTTTAGTCATACCAGCCAACATCTTTATACGCTCAACAAGTACTCTTGTCTTGCCACTACCGGCACTTGCACGTACTAAAATTGCGCCATCTTTCAATGATGCAATTTCTTGTTGTTTAGAAGATAACTTTATCTTACACATGGCATATGTCCTTTTTTATTCCATCAAATAGTTTAACTACCAATGGAGGTAATGTTTTTCCGCTTTCAATTATGCAATTTGCCAACACCGGACCTAACTGGGCCTTGTTTTTCTCCATTATATCATCCAAAGCTGTCAGTCGGCCATCTTCATTATCATATATTCGTTCTATATCAACAAAAATATTCTGATGACAACTTTCACACACTTTAGAAGTTTTTTCTCGTTTCTTAGGCTTATGATTATTT